GCGACTGATGCTGATAGTACGGGTAATCTTGGAGAGTGTTGGAAGTCTGCGTATATGACTAAGGACAACGCATATGCATTTGAACTTGACATCAATTCAATAGTTGATGTTGACTATTCGAAACCTGCTCACATCAAGTTTACCGTTCACTTCCTGCCATTGACGGGTAAAGAATTTACACTTGAGATTTACGCTAATTTGAATACAAAGAAAATTAGTTTAACACCTTTCGCTTAAATAACTGTGGGCGTAATTAAGTTTGCGCCCATTTTTTTTAACTTAACACAATGATTGAAAATATAAACAATAGACAACTAGCACTACAATGTGCTACTGAAATAGTCAAGGCACAACTTGCATCAGAACGAATGAATTATGATGATGTATTTGAGATGGCGAATCATATGTTTCACTTTCTTGAAAATATCAAATACAAAGGAGGTCAGGAATGAGAAAAATAAACGAAACACACCTTGTCATATTCATATCAGTTATCGAAGCAGGAGCGAATGATTCACGATGCACTGATTGACATCAAGATGATGCGCGACACCGTGTACTATTACGAATCTAAGAAACCAATCATCACAAACAATTATTACAAAAATGAGAAAGTTATACTTACTTCAAATGATAGTATTAATGCTATCATTCGCGCCAACAATCAACGCGAGTTCGAGCGCAGATACTTTAGTGGTAGATACGCTCCAACTAAATAACGACCAAGCATTCAACCTTTGCTACTATTCGTTAGAATATTGGTGGGCTTATGCAAAGATTCAAGATTCTATACTGATCCACAAGAACGCCATCATTGAAAAGTATGTGGAGATTACGGGCATCCAGTCTCAAAAGAATGAAGACTTGGAAAGCATTTATAACCTAAAGAAACAACTTGAGATGGACGAACAAGCAAAGGTCTTGAATGATGAGATTGATAGAAAAAAGAAATGGCGAAAGCGGACATTTATCGTGTCGGCAATCGCCATTTTTGAAGGTGTGATAATTTACATAATAATAAACATGTGAAAATTGGGAAGATTGGGAAGATTGGGAAGATTGGGAAGATTGGGAAGATTGGGAATAATCAATTTAACCCCATCAACTGCTCATTTTCACTTATCAATTCGAAGTCATAAAAGTAGGCTTCGCTGCCTTCAAGTGACACGATGTATATTATCATTTGCTTGCGGATGATGTAGCCAGTTACAAAACGTAACCGACTGTCCACATCTGACCGACAGTAGACAATATCGCCTATGCGATAGCGCACCTTCAAGTTCAAATCTATCATCATAGTATTTTGCCTTCGTGTATTCTGAAGTTCTGCACGTTGAAACCTTCACTACCACGTTTTGTTATGATTGCGAACCCGTGATTGTATTTCGCAAATGGTGCGTATTCGGGATTCAATTCACTAAGACATCCAACACTCCAGCACGTAGTTAATTTGCCGTTAATATCCTTCTCAGTATGCTCAGATGTTTGGTGCGAGTGTCCACAGATTGCGCTTGATTTAGCCCTCATATAAAGACCACGTGCGACATTAACTGGAGAGAATGTTGACTTGCCAAATTCGTGACCGTGTACCACCGCTAATGAGTTTATTCGTGCCAACTGTTTGCCGTGTATTATATCGATTCCAAACTTGTCAAAGCCTAGTAGATTGCTCAATTCAAAATCTTCAATACCATCTAGCGCACTTGCGTTCTTTCTGATGTATCTCTCGTATCGTTCCTCGTGGTTACCCATCTTCGCGTATATCCGTGCCTTTGGGAATTTGAAACGCAGGAATGAAAAGAATTGTTTAGTCAACTGAATCTCTGATCTAAATGAACGCTTGGTTCTGTCCTTCTCAAAACTACTTATCTCGTAACAGTCGATAAAGTCACCGCCCAATAAAATAGTGTCGCAGTTCTGCTTTACTCCGTAGTCGATTGCCAGATGCAAAGCTTTAATATCGTGATAAGGTATATGCACATCGAACAACGCGAGAACCTTTCTGCCTTCAATATCAATGATACTTTTTTCTTTCGTGTCTGACTTGGGTAAGTGATGAGCAACTGGTATTGATTCATCAAACTTCTTCGGATTATTTTTGTTGGTAACGTGTCTGTGATACTTAGAAGAAATATTGCCTAAAGTAGTGTTGTACTTCTTTGCAATTCTTCTTTTGAAGTCTGTGATTTTCTCACCTTCAAGTTGAATTTCAATCTTGAAAACTTCTTCCCATTTTGGAGTGTTTGTCATTGTGTAATTATTAAGTAAGTAAGTAAAAAAAGAAAAGGGACAACTGCCCCTTAGATATTTTTATATTCCGATTTCGCGTCAAAACAAGGACAAGCTTTAGCCACATTTGGAAAGTCTTTATGACCTTGAATTATTGCATTTGGAAACATTGTCTTTAATGCTTTCAATCGTGTGTACAGTTGCTTCTTTTGTGCATCAGTTCTGTTGTCTATTGGCTTACCTAACTTATCTACTCCACCGATATAACAAACATTTATAATTGATTTATTGAAACCTTTAACACCATTCGAAGGTTGAGCAATAGTTAGCAGCTGCGTTTCTTTACCATCTGCTTCAATGATGTAATGGTAACCCGGTGACTTCCATCCTAACTTCTCCTTCCAATATCTTTGTATTGCTTCAACCTTCGCATCTTGTCCAGTTGCTGAGCAATGAACTACGATATGTGTTATTGTTCTCATTCGCTTTCTATTTGGAATTGTCCTTTATCATCAAAAGATTTCAGCCTTTTCAATATCCACTTCGGCAATAGATCAGGCTTTATAGCACCAATATTTTCAACGATTGAAATTGCTTCACGAACAAGTAATGCTGCGTAACACAATTCTTCTACCCACAAAAATAGAGACTTAGTTATTTCATTGGTACTGAAATTTGTAAGATTGTGGACAACTATCAAGAAGAACGCATAAAGCACACTCTTAATAATCATTCCACCGAATCTTGAACTACTTAAAACGTGATACTTCCAAGCCTTCCAAATGCCTAGAACCGTATCAATGAAAATCATTATCACAAGATAGATCAGGAAAGACCAATCATCAAACACATACGTGTTAAAAAACGCAGCCATACTGCTCCAACTGATAGCTATGAGCAGCGGCATTTTCATTTTTAGTATGTCAAGATATGGATAAAATATGGATAGCGAATCATCTCTCATAGCATCAGTCTTTTTTCTTATCTGCTATGAACTTTTTAAGTTTGGCTTCCACTTGTTTTCGAAGTGCCTTGCCACGTGTCTTCTTACCTCCACCATTTGCAGTCGTAGTTGTTGTCATATGGATAATTATTTCTAGTTGATAAACTGTTGCCTGTGCTGAACACCATCTTACCACGCCCGTACACATTCTTCACTGGCTGCGTTTCGGGGAACGTGCTAGATGAATATTCAGGGAATAAATTATTGTTGTGGCAAAGATAGTCAACCATTTTTTTCGTGTAGTGCAAAGCCTTTCCACGTGCATCGTCAATCAATCTATCTAGTTCACTTTGTGCTATCACTTCAGAATCTTCACTCGTGCGTTTTACCAACGATCCATTATCATTTCGATAATACATTGCAGGTAGTAATTCAACCATCACGAACCATACTAACGCCTTGCGTATGTAATCATTTCGAAGTGTTAAGTATACACCCGTAATAGATGAATCTGCGCTATCATCTTTAATCTTATTCCACAAGTCAGAGCCAAGATACTGCTCCATATGTAAGTCTTGCGCCACGTAGATAGCTTGATAGATTCTATTCGAATCAACTGCTCCGTTCACGTTAGTATATTTCTTGACGAAGTTCTCGTCTATGATACAAATTTCAGCCATTAGTCTATATTTTTAAGTGAACCTCTGTTTGGTGTGTTGATGGGACGGATAGATTCTTTGCCTTTTGGTGGTAAGAAATCAAGTCCGCTATCCTTTACACGCTCATCGTTTTTCAATCCTTTGTTCGGTAGGAATTTACCGTCTTTTCTTTTTCTGAAATAGATTCTTCTGAGCCAAGAATGATGGCAGTAACTTCCGCCTTTCCAGGTAAAAATATCGTATGTGCTTTGTCCTTCTGCTGCAAATTCTTGATTCACTCCACTTGCGCTCATATCTGC